GCATCAAGCGGCTGGAGCTAGTTATGATTAGCTCGGCTGGCGCGGTTATTTTGCTTATGGCTGGAATGTTGTGGAAAATGTAGATGCCTTTAACAAAAGTGCAGTTTCAACCTGGAGTTAACCGCGAAGTCACGTCTTTCGCGGAGCAGCAGGGTTGGCGCGATTCAAACTTAATCCGTTTTAGATCGGGCCGCCCTGAGAAGATGGGCGGCTGGGTAAAGACTGCGGGTGCTGCGGTTACTGGAACGGTACGGTCTCTTAACTCTTGGATCACTCTGGGTGCCCTAAAGTTAATGGGCGTCGGTACTGAGACGAAATTCTACATAGAGAACGGCGCGGCGTACTACGACGTAACGCCTATACGAAGCACCGCAACGTTAGGGGCAAATCCCTTCACCACAGGCAGCGCGGGTTCTGGAATAATTACTGTAACGGCGGCGGGTCATGGCGCTGCGGTAGGTGATTTTGTGGTCTACAGCGGAGCGACCACCGTAGATGGGTTGACGATTGCTGATTTAAACAAAGAGCAGGTTATAACCGCCGTAACGTCGGCCAACGCCTACACGTTGGATACAGGTGGTGCGGCCACCTCCGGATCCACAGCGGGTGGCGGATCGGCAGTAATTGCGAACTATCAAATACACGTTGGTGTTGAGAATGCGGTACAAGGCGCGGGTTGGAGCGCCGGATTCTTCGGCGGTCAGACACTTACATACACCCAGACCACCTTGGACGGCGGAATAAACGCCAGCGTCACGTCAATAGATTTAACCTCTGCCTCGGATTTTGAGACGGCCTCGTCAACGACATCGGCGGCTGTCGCTGTAGTGGACCAGTTCATAAAGCTAGCAGATTCTTCCGGTTTTCCAGCTAAAGGAACCGCCAAGATAAACAGTGAGAATATAATCTACGGCACTAACCAAGGTAATATTCTCGGTGAGCTAACGCGGGCCGCAGACGGGACAACGGCAGCAATACATGCCAGTGGCGCTACAGTCACGTTCGTCGGTTTAATACAAATTGATGATGAGCTTGTCCAATATACTGGGAAATCCAGTAATGACTTGGACGCTGGTGTTGTCCGAGGGACTAGGGGTACAACCGCAGCGGCCCATGCTGATGACGATATTGTCAAGGAAGCCAACGGATTCTACGGCTGGGGTGAAGAGGTTGAACCTTTTACGGCTGGTGAGGCCCGTCTTTGGTCCCAGGACAATTGGGGCGAAGATTTAATCCTGAACGTGCGCGACGATAACGTCTATTATTGGGATGCTTCTTTGGGCCTAGCCAATAGGTCCCTTCCTTTAAGTTCCCAAGTGGGGGCCTCTGGCGCACCAACCATAGCTAGACAAGTTCTGGTATCGGACACGGACAGGCATGTCATTTGTTTTGGTGCAAACACCATAGACACGACGGCCCAAGATTTATTACTTGTACGGTGGTCTGATCAGGAAAACGCGGTGGATTGGACGCCCACAGTAACAAACACGGCGGGAGACCAGAGGTTATCCTCTGGTTCTGAGATAATAACAGCGATTGAAACCCGTCAGCAGGTTCTAATCTGGACGGATTCGTCGCTTTACAGTATGCGGTTTGTGGGTCCTCCATTCACCTTCTCCTTCAGCTTGTTGGCGACTAACGCCTCCATTATCTCCCCTAATGCTGCGGTTGCTGTTGGAGACCGTGTCTTCTGGATGGACACGGAAAACTTCTTTATGTACGCGGGCCAGATACAAATCATCCCCTGCACGGTGCTCCGCTACGTCTTTGACGACATAAATACGAACGAGACCCTCAAGTTCTTTGGCGGTGCCAACCGGATGTTTGACGAGATCTTCTGGTTCTATTGTTCCTCAGACAGCAGCGACATAGACCGCTACGTCAAATACAATTACGCCGAGGGCACTTGGGATATAGGGTCCTTGTCGCGAACCGCGTGGCTTGATTTCGGCCTTCTAAGTAAGCCACGCGCAGCGGGTTATATTGACAGCGCTAACTACATCTATGACCACGAAACAGGGACCACGGCCGATGGAGAGTCTATGTCTCCCTTTATCGAATCCTCCGTGTTCTCCATGGGGGACGGCCAACAGTTCTCGTTCATAAGTCGTATAGTCCCAGATATCGACATCGCAAGCTCCGATGCGACGGCTTCTGTAAACTATATTCTAAAGACAAGGGATTATCCCGGCGAGAGCCTGTCTACAAACTCCACGAGCGCCGTTACAAGCACCACGGATCAGGCTTTCGTCCGGTCCAGATCGCGGTCCACGGTTCTACGTGTTGAAAGTGACGAGAGCGACATCCAATGGACTATGGGCGACACTCGTTTAGATATCCGACCTGACGGGAGACGATAATGGCTAAATTACTTCAAACCACACTTCCTCTGGTCCAACCACAGTATGATTTTGATACGATGGTTCGCTTGGTCAGTGTTCTAGAGGACGCCCTGACCAGAACAGAAATTCCTGCTGTAATAAGCGGAGAAGATGACACTAACGGCGTAAACTGGTTTATGGACTAATGGCTTCTGCATACAAAAATATAACTAAGTTAGTAGGCGCTACAGGGGATGTTATAGTTTACACATGCCCTTCGGTAACCGAAGCGATTGTAAAAAGTATAAATCTATACAATAGTCACACAGGGTCTGTTGTTGTATACTCCAAGATAACAGACAGTTCAGCTTCCGTTACGGCGACGTTGCAGAAGGCCACTCTAGCTACATTGGCCTCAACTTCTCAATCCGCCGACACGTCCCTGACCGGGCCTTTTGTTCTAGAGGCTGGTGATACGCTCGTTTTTAATTGTGCTACGGCATCTAAAATATACGTATTCGCTAGTGTTCTGGAGATTTCATAATGGCAATAGACACGACACCCAAAACACGCGGTGAGCCCAGTATCCAATCCCTGGCTTCTGGGCTGGGAACTTTGGGTCGCTATGGCGATAATTACATGGTCCATGCGGCTGAAGGCGAGACCTTTGTGCCCAAGGAAATCCTAGACGCTAATCCTAATCTAAAAAGTGCTCTGTTCCAACAGATGAAGATGATGGGTATCGAGGACCCTAATCGTTATGTTGTTGGTGACGCCTTAAATTCCATTAACCCTATTACTGGGCAGCCAGAGTTCTTCTTTAAAAAGATTTGGTCGAAGATTAAGAAGGTTGTCAAGTCGATCGCTCCTGTTGTTGCCCCTATTATAGGTAATATGATTTTGCCAGGTATTGGCGGTCTTCTTGCCTCTGGTTTGGCAAGCAAGATATCAGGAGGGTCGTGGGGAGATGCCTTGAAAGCTATGGCAACATCCTATGCTGTGCAGGGTGTCGCATCCGGTTTCTCAGGCAAGGGCGGATTCTCAATGGATAAACTTCAAAAAGGATTTACCACTCCCTTCAAGGCCCTTGGGGATCTTCCTGGGTCGTTTGACCAAGGTATTTTTGGCAGCGCAGGCTACACGAAAATGCTTCCGCAATATGATCCTGAGTATGATCCGGCAGCGGCGGAGGCGGCGGCGGCGGAGGCGGCGGAGGTCAAGTTGCTTGAACAGTCTCCGAACGATGGTATCCAATATGGACCAAAAGGAGACCCTACAGGTTTTGATTCTGACGGCTATTTTTCCAACAATCCGTTGGGAGACGAGGGTAGCCCAGAAACTTTCAACCGTAACCTTTCCATTTCAAGAGCCACAGGCTTGCCTCCAAATCAATATCTGAACCCTCAAAACCCAGGTTTTGATTCTGACGGCTATTTTTCCACCAATCCGTTGGGAGACGAAGCTACAGCTTTAGGCAATCGACGCCCAACAGGGATTGAACGATTGAAGATAAATCAAGGAATTCCCCTTAATGCAGAATTGAATTCTCTGGGTATAAATCCAAAAGATACGATGGCGGGTAGAGCGGATTTGGTTAGTGAATATTTTGCTGAAAAGGACATGTTGGCCAACCCCAAAGACTACTATCAAACAGCACTTGATGGAGATGGCAACATATTGCCTGAACCCGCTGAAAAAGGGTTCTTACAAGATTATATTCTTGATCCTGTTGCAGGATTTACAGAACCTGTTCTGGGGAAAAAACTTGCGGAACAAACTGCATTGCCAATAACCCTAGCCAGTGCCGCAGCGCTTTACACACTGACGGCGGCTGAGGAAGAAAAGATTCCTGGTCCAAGTGCTTCATCGCGGAAGCAAAAGGCTTATGAAGCTTGGAGAAATATTGCGGATAAAAACTCTCAGGAGGCGATAAACCTCCACCGAACGTGGTACGGGCAGCCTCAATTTACGAGAGCCGATTACGAAAGAAGAGCCGGTAAAAATCATGGTAGACCGGACTGGTGGTTTAAGGACTATGGAATGTCTGTGGCTGGTGGTGGTGAGGTTATGGGTCCTGGCACAGGAACTTCCGACAGCATACCAGCGAGACTATCTGATGGAGAATTCGTCATGACGGCACGGGCGGTTGAGAACGCCGGTGGGGGCAACAGATCTCTGGGGGCTGCCCGCATGTACGACATGATGAACAGATTTGAAAGAGGAGCGGCCTGATGGCGGTTACGCAAACAGAAACAACAGTACTTCAAGCTCCTTATATCCAAGAAGCGGCTAAAAAGAACTTAGCTGTTGCCGAAGGTCTTGTAGCCCAGCCCCTCACTCTCCCACAACAGCAGATTGCTGGACTGAGCGGCATGACGCAACAGGCCATGAATACTGCTCAAGGTATTGGCGGTTATCAGGGCATGTTGAACCAAGCTGGTGGTACAACCAACTTAGGGATACAAGCTCTACAGCAAGGCGCCGCCGGTTCACAGGCTGGTTTCACAGGTGGGATGGGCGCTCTACAAGGGGCTATGGCTGGATATTCAGGGGCTCCTAAAGGGCAACAATATTTTGGCCAAGCAGGGCAGGCCTATGGTGGTGCCGGTGGACAATATCAACCGGGATCGTCGTTCACTGCTCAACAAGGTCCTGCGGCTCAACAGTACAACGCGGGCAGGTTCCAAGGAGGCCAACAGTACAACGCGGGCAGGTTCCAAGGAGGCCAACAGTACAACGCACAAGGCTTCGATCCTAACAGCGTCTCTTCTTACATGAATCCTTACGAAGACCAAGCCGTGCAACAGGCTTTGGGAGACATCCGTAGGGAAGGAGAGATTGCTGGCAATCAGCAGAATGCAGGAGCCGTAGCGGCTGGTGCTTTTGGTGGTTCAAGGCAGGGTTTGCAGGCTGCGGAGTTAGGGCGAAATGTTCTCGACCAGCAGGCAAGAACTGCGGTTGGGATGCGTCAAGCAGGTTATCAGAACGCCATGGCACAAGCACAAGGCGCTTTTGCTGATCAACAACGCCGCGAACAAGGTCAGAACCAGTTTACCACTCAATCTGGGCAGCAAGCCTTTGAAGAACAGCAGCGCCGCCAACAAGGTCAGTCCCAGTTTGGTTCCAATTATGCACAGCAGGGTTTCCAAACTCAGCAACAAATGGCCCAAAATCAGCAACAGTTTGGTGCGTCGATGGGTATGAGCGCCTACGAAGCGGAACGCCAACGTCAATTGGCCCTGGGCCAAGGTTATTCTAATCTTGGGCAGGCGCAGGGGAATGCCGCCACCCAAACTGCTCAAACTCTTAGTGGTCTTGGAACAGGAATGGCGGGTATTGGGTCAGCGCAGGGTGCAAACGCTGTTCAGTTGGGCCAAGGTATTGGGTCATTAGGTACGCAGCAGGCCAACATAGCTGGCATGGGTCAAAATATGATGGCCAACCAAGCGCAGCTTCAAGCTCAGATGGGCGGCCTTGAGCAGCAGAATCAGCAGATGCAGATGGACGCTAACCAAGCGAACGCACTCGCACAGATGTACCAGCCTCAACAACAGGTCAGTTGGATGTCTGATATAATCAAGGGTACACCATCGTCTCAGCAAAGCATTTCTACCGCCACCGCGCCATCCGCAAGCCCTTGGTCTCAATTGCTTGGAGGAGCAGGCGCTTTGTACGGCGGTTATAAAGCATTCACGGGGAAATGAGATGATTAATCGTCGCAGACCGATACAATCCATCGTAGAAAATCGTCGGATGTTTGCTGTTGGCGGAATGGCGCAACCGATGGGTCCTCCCGCGCAGCAGATGCCTATGGGAATGCCTCCCGCGCAACCGATGCCTATGGGAATGCCTCCCGCGCAACCGATGCCTATGGGAATGCCTCCCGCGCAACCGATGGCGCCTCCCGCGCAACCGATGGCGCCTCCCGCGCAACCGATGGCCCCCCCTCCGCAACCGATGCCTATGGAAAATGATCCAGTAGGAATCCTCGCATCGTCCAACGAATTGTCGGCGGCGGCCTCTTCTCGTAAGTCTCCGCCAATGCTTGACTCGTTAGTTGGGGATATCGCTGCCCAGTACGAGCCGGCTCAAATGGCTAAACTTGTTCAAAGCGGTGCACCATTGTCCATGGCCCAGGGTGGCTTGGCCTCTGAGGAGATGGCGAGAGGTTATCGGCGTGGCGGCTTTGCAGAAGCCTTTGGTTTACGGAATCGGCGGCGTGGAGCCAACATTCGGGACCAACGCTTGGAGGAAGAACAACTCGCTGCGGCGCGTGTTATTGACACACTAGGTGGTATTCCTCGTCCATATCGACAAGCTGACGGCTCATATAGCCAAGCTGATATTGTGGCGGCTGGTGGAACTCCTCGGCGCATCAGCCCTTCTAGACGGGCTGCGACCGTTGCCAAAGAATTCGACGCAAAAGAACGCAAAAGGCTTATGGATCAGACAGGGACATTAGCAATTCCTGCTGAAATACAAGCAGGCGTTAGGGAATACTTTACCGGTACAGACCAGGACACTTATATCAAAGAGGAGATGGCGAAAGAGGCGGCGAGAAAAGCGGACTTTGCCGAATATGGTGATGATGATACGCAACCCGTGACGGAGGATGAAGTAAGAGCTTTAGAGGCGGCGAAAGCTCTAGCACTCGACGCGGGAGATGAAGAAGGATTTGAAGGATCCGTAATTACGGTGGGCGATGCAATCCAACAAAACATTAATGAAAACCAAGAGTTTTCTATGGGTCAGGACAGCACGTTATTTGGCGGCGTAACTACGGTGGACGAGGCAAGATATGCGCCCCTACCACCCACCCGACCCGAAGGCGATGGTGCGGATACGGGAGCCGATCCAACAGCCGTCAAAGCAGTCGTCAAAGCAGTCAGCGGCCTAGACACAGACGAGAAGGCTGACAAAACATCTCTTGCGGCGTTTAAGGAAGAGTTTCTAGCAGCCATGCCTAAGTACGAGGGTATGTCGGAATCGGAAAAGGGCTTTCTAATCATGGAAGCGGGTCTTAGTGTAATGGCGGGTAAAAGTTCCAGTGCGCTTGAGAACATTGCTAAAGGCTTGAAGGGCCTTGGTCCAGCGTTCGCGAAGGATGCTAAAGAGAAGCGGGCCTGGAACCGTCAGGTTGATCTGTCCGCTGCCAAGTATGCGCTTGAAGGTACTGCTAGAGCAGACGCCAAGGCAGACGCTCTTGCTAAAGAAGGTCGTGTCCGAAAACAATTTATTGTTGGAGAGACGTTTACTGATCCGTCAGGAGTAAAGCGAGAAAAAGGATCTCTTTACACGCCTACGGCAGCAGAAATGGGTAGGGACAGTTTCCAGAGAAGTATTCTCCCCAATCTTACCACTGAGGGAATCTATAAAGAGAGACTAGATAACGCTGGTGCTCTTACGGGTATTGTCCGTGTAGGAGCCAAACATGGCCCAAGTGCGGAAGGCGTTACTAAATCC